AAATCAAATTTCTCGTTTTGGAGACCATGTATTTAAAGAAGGTGCGATGGTCATTCCTGGACAAGCATCTATTGATACTGATATTGGTTATGTTAAATTAGAAGCTGCATATGCCTCAGTTAATGCAGACACAGTTGTTGAAGAATTCGTCGGTTTAACAATTCAAAACGCAACTGGTCTTCAAGCTGAAGTTATCCACTATGCTAAATCTTCTGGTGCAGATCCAGCTACACTTTTTGTTCGTTATAAGAATTCTGGAACCAGCACTACAGAAAAAACATTTGCTGCTGGTGATGTTATTTCTGATGTTGATACTACATATACTGTTCAAGCACTAGCATCTTCTCCATCTGGCAAGGGTTCAATTGCAACTATTACTCTTGGTGTGTACTATATCAAAGAACACTTTGTCCTCGTAGAACCACAAACAATTATTCTTGACAAATATACAAACACTCCGTCATATCGTATTGGTTTGTTGTGTGAAGAATCTATTGTCACTGCAGAAGAAGACGAAACATTATTTGACAATGCTCAAAATTCGTTTAACTATGCTGCTCCAGGTGCTCATCGTTATAGCATAACTGCAACATTAACTAAACTAACTGAAGGAAGCACTGCTGATACAGATTTTATCGAATTGATTCGTACTGGTGATGGCCAAGTTAAGCGTGAAGTCCGTAGAACAGAATACTCAGTATTAGAAGAAACATTTGCTCGTCGCACATATGATGAGTCTGGTAACTATACTGTTAAAAACTTTGAAATTGATATTCGTGAATATAGAGACAACAATCGTGGTGCTTGGTCTTCAAGCAGAGTTTATCTAACAGGAGATGTGGTTACTAATAGCGGTAACATTTATGTTGCCAGAAACAGCGCAACTTCTTCATCAAGCACTCCACCAACTCATACTGCAGGCGCAGTTTATGATGGTCCAGGTAATACTGGTGTTCAATGGGAATATACAATAACCCCATATTACAATCGTGGCATTTATGCTCCAGGAAATGCAGACACTCTTGTAACAAATCAAGCAAACGAAGCAAAATTAGCTGTTGGTTTGGAGCCTGGAAAAGCGTATGTTCAAGGATATGAAATTGAAAAGATTGCAACAGAATATGTTCCTGTTGAAAAATCTCGTGAGTTCGTTCAAGTAGAAAATGCTTACATTCCTTCTACTGTAGGAAATTACTTACTTGTAACCAATGTCAATAGTTTACCACCAGTAGATACTTTTGGTGAGGTTACATTATACGACAGATTAACATCAGCTGTTGGAACTGCTCCAGCAAGTGCAACTGCAGTTGGTACTGCTCGTGTTCGTTTAATAGAATGGCACAATGGAACAATCGGTACACAAACTGCAATTTACAAATTAGGTTTGTTTGATATTAAGATGAATGGAACTTTCGACTTTAATCGTAAAGTTAAATCTGCTTTCTTTAATGTTTCAAGCGATGCAAATCTTTCTTTCTCTGCAGATATTGAACCAGTTTTAACTCGTTTGATTGGTTCTGCCACAGCATCATCTTCTACTACAATTACTGGTAATGGTACTTCTTTCCAAACTGATTTTATAGTTGGTGATGTAGTATCATTTGGTGGAACTAAGCGTCGTATTACAGCGATTGCTTCACAAGTTTCTATGACTGTTGATAGTTCTATTACCGTCACTGGTTCTACTATTGATAGAGTTTCAACTGAAATTAAAGAGCCAGAAAATACATCTTTAATTTTCCCATTACCTTACTATGCAATTAAAGATGTTCGTTCAGCACTACTTGCTAACGATACAGTCTACACTGTGTATGAAAAGTTTTCTGGCACTGCAACAGTATCAGGTTCACCTCAATTAACAGTATCGACAGCTTCTGGTAATATGGCTTCTGCTGCAGAGACAGATAATTATATCGTTGTTGATAATGATTCTGGTGCTGGCGGTGCTATTGTTCTACCAACTACTATTACTTCATCAGGATCTAGTGTAACATTTGATCTTGGTTCTACATATTCTGGTAGATCAATGATGGTTATTGCAGCTGTTAATAAAAGTGGTGCTGTTTTAACAGAAAAGTCTAAAACATTAGTTTCTTCAGCTACCGCAACATTTACTACTCAAGCAACTGCTCAAAATTCTACTCTTCTATTAGGCTTCGCTGATGGTTATAGATTAGTATCTGTTAAGATGAAATCTGGAACATTTGCATCTCCAGGTGCTACATATTCTATTGACATTTCAGATCGTTATGATTTTGATAATGGTCAAAGATCTACTCATTATGACCAAGCACGATTGATTCTTAAAAATTCATATGCTCCACCAGAAGCACCTATTGAAGTAACATTTGATTACTTCACTCATTCAACTGGTGATTACTTCACAGTAAATTCATATCCTGCAAATGTGGATTACAAAGCGATTCCATATTATCAAGGACAAGCATTAAGAGATTGTATTGATTTCCGTCCGAGAATTGATGATGCTGGTACTAGTTTCTCTGGAACTGGATCTTCTGCGTCATTAATACCAAAGCGTGGTATTGATTAGTTTTATATAATTTAAATCTAGAGCCATATACTTTCGGCACAAATAGTAATAACATTCAAGTTGGTCGTATTGACAATAAACGATACACCATGCGTGATATTGGCAAACTTGAAAAACGAATTGATAATCTAGAATACTATACTTCACTATCTCTATTAGAGCAACAAACTGAATCTCTTGACATTATTGATTCTAATGGTGATTCTAGATTTAAAAATGGATTTATTGTAGATGGATTTACAGGACATAATACTGGTGATAGTTTGTCGTCAGATTACATCTGCTCTATTGATATGGAAAGAGCAGAACTTCGTCCATTCTATTCAATGAACAACATTAATCTACTAGAAAAGAATTCTAGTGATGCTTCTCGTATATCAAGTAATTACAAGTTGTATGGTGATGTTATTACTCTACCTCTTACAGAACATGTGGCTCTTATAATACAACCATATGCTTCTCGTTTAGAAAACATTAATCCATTTGCAGTATTTACTTTCTTGGGTGATGTTAAAATCAATCCATCATCTGATGACTGGTTTGAAGTAGATCGTCGTCCAGATTTAGTTATTGATGTTGAGGGTAATTACAGCACAATTAAAAATATTGCTGAGAGACGAGGTGTTCTTGGCACTGTTTGGAATGCATGGCAAAATAGCTGGACTGGCGCAAGCGTAAGTAATACTCAAGTACTCACATTTGGCAGCAATTGGGCATCTGGTTTCGGTGATGTTCGTCTATCACAAGCAGAAGTTCAGGCTAGATTTGGTATTACTGGTTGGGGTAATGCTCGTCAAATTACTACAGAATCTACAGCAACACAGGTTGGTCAATCGAGAACTGGTGTTAAAACAACATTAGTTACAAAAATTGATAGACAAGTAGTTGGAGATCGTGTTCTTTCAACTGCTGCGATTCCTTACATTAGATCTAGAAATGTTTTAATCCAAGTACAGAAATTAAAACCAGGTACTCGTTTCTATCCATTCTTTGACAACATTAGTATTGCTTCTTATTGCACTCCTGCGTCTAAAATAACATACACTCCAGTTTCTGGTGCGTTTAATACTGAAACTAATGTGGGTGGTCTTGCATCAGGTTCTGCTCGTCGCATTAATGGAGATTCACAAGTATGTTTAAATCGTGGTGATGTTATCACAGGTGGAACATCTGGTGCTACTGCAGTTGTAGTCGGAAAAGAATTTAATCCAGATACTAATGCATATGCATTATATGTTGTTAATATCGTTGGAACATTTAGTTCTACTGAAACAATCACTGGATCTGTTTCTGCTGCTACTGGTACTGTTGGTACTGTAACAGTTGCCTCTCTTGGCGGTAATTTGGTTAGTAACTTTAATGGTGATATACAATTATTGTTTAATATCCCAAATACAGACGCATTAAGATTCCGTTGTGGTACTCGTGAATTTAAACTTGTTGATGTGTCAACAGCTGATGGCGACTTTACTTCTCGTGGTCGTGCAAATTATCGTGCTGAAGGTATCCTAGAAACTCGTCAACAAACAGTTCACTCAGTTCGTAATGCAGAACTAGTAGAAGAACAAGTTTCAGAAAATCGAGTTATCGTTCAAACATCAGATCGTATTGTTGCTGATACAGGATGGTGGGATCCTCTTGCTCAAACATTCTTAATTGAACAAAAGGGTGGTTGTTTCTTATCTAAGGTAGATATTTTCTTTGCGACCAAAGATGAAAAAATTCCAGTTATGCTAGAAATTCGTGAAGTTGTAAATGGATATCCTGGAAAGCGAGTTCTACCATTTAGTCGTGTCACATTAAAACCAGAACAGGTAAGTTTATCTGCTAACACTGTAACGCTTGATGGCGTATCAGTTAATAAGTATGATACTGCTACAACATTTACATTCCCTTCTCCAGTTTATGTACAGGAAAATACAGAGTATTGCATTATCTTAGCATCAGATTCAAATGCATATAAAGTTTGGATTTCTCAAGTTGGTGAGCAAATGCCAGGAACTGCTCGTACCATTTCTGAACAACCATATCTTGGCTCGTTGTTCAAATCACAAAACGCTTCTACTTGGACCGCTGATCAAACACAAGACTTAAAATTTGTTTTATATCGTGCTAAATTTGATACTAGTGTTCAGGCTAATGTTGAGTATGTAAACGATTTAATTCCTCTTCAAACTTTGGGTACAGATCCATTTGAAACACGAGTTGGGCAAACCAAAGTTCGTGTCTGGCATGACAATCATGGTATGCCATCTGGATCTCGTGCAACAATTAGTGGAGTTGCTGCAGCAGTAAATGGTATTCCAGCTGCAGAATTAAATACAACACATGTTATTAGCGATGTAGATTTAGACTCTTATGTTGTTACTGTGGCTACTACTTCTGCAACTGCTTCTGGATATGGTGGTGGCTCTGCAGTTAAAAGTTCAAGAAATCTACAGTATGATGCAGTTCAACCAGCAGTTCAAATTCAGACATTCTCCGAAACCCAAGTTGATTTTGGAATTAAAACTACTACTGGCAAATCTGTAGATTCAACTACTCAAACAGCGTATGTGCAAGATGCATCTTTTAGCGGAATTCTTGCAAATGAGACTAATTATTTCACTGCTCCAAGAATGATCGCATCTGAAGTTAATGAAACCAATTCTTTAAGTGGAAATAAATCTGTAACTATGAATGTTACATTTAGCAGTACAAATAATGCACTATCACCAATTCTTGATACCCATCGTACAAGTATGATTGTTATTAATAACAAAATTAATGAACCATCAGAAACTAATATGAATGTGGCTGGTCTTGACTATAATGTTATCTTAAATGGTCTTTCTGGTGTTACAGTTGCAGGAAATCAGATTACAACTTCTACTAGAAACGCACAATTTAAGACAGCCACTGTTGGTAAGTATCTAACAATTGCTGGAGCGTCTTCTGGATCAAGCACTCGTTTGATTACTGCTGTTGCCTCAGATGGTAGTTCTATTACTTTCTCTGCAGCACCAGATGCAATTACTGGTAATGCTACTTTAACTCAGCGTGAAAGATTCGTTGATGAGATCGCTCCAATCGAGTCATCAAGTTATAGTAAATATGTAACTAAGACTGTTAATTTGGCAAATCCTTCTAATTATCTAAGAGTTCGTTTTGCTGTTAATTTACCAGCAGAAGCATCAGTTGAAGTTTATTACAAAACTGCCGTCGTTGGATCTACTGCATCGTTTGATTCTGTGCCTTATACTTTAATGACAGTTGATGCACCTATTGTTAACTTTAGTAATGGAACAGATCGATTTGTTGATGCTAGTTTTTCTGAGGCAGATATGGAAGCATTTGACGCAGTTAAATTAAAACTAGTCATGAAGTCAGATAATAGTTCTGAAGTTCCAAGAATTAAAGATCTTCGTGTTATAGCGTGTGCATAATGGAATTTGTTAAAATACAAGATAGTGATAGTCTAATTAGAGATTTGTCTAGCGGTGCGGTGATAAATACTAATACAACAGACTATCAAAACTATCTTGCTAGAAAAAATTCTTCTAAAGACATGAAGCAACAAATTAAACAAAACTCTGATAAGATTGAAAAGATCGAATCAGATTTATCAGAGATTAAGCAATTGCTTATTACTCTTATTAATAAGGAACGATAATGGCAGTAATCGTATTACGATCAGTTAAAGGCAGTCCGCTTACGATTGCAGAGGCAGATGCTAACTTTACCAATCTAAACACTGAGGTTGGAACTAAACTAGATTCTGCAACTTATACTGCAGCAGATGTTTTAAGTAAACTTCTTACTGTTGATGGATCAGGATCTGGTATAGATGCTGATTTACTAGATGGTAGAAATTCTGCTACGGCAAATACAGTAAACACTGTTGTTCACAGAGATAGTTCTGGTAACTTCTCTGCAGGAACTATTACTGCAACTTTGGTTGGAAATGTCACAGGAAATCTTACAGGTAATGTAACTGGAACCGTAACTGGTAATGCAACTAATGTGGATGGTACTGTAGCAATAAACAATGGTGGTACAGGTGCAACTACTGCTGCAAATGCTCGAACAAATCTTGAGTTGGGTACTATGGCAACTCAAGCGTCTAACAGTGTATCAATTACTGGTGGTTCTATTGCTGGAATTACAGATTTAGCAATTGCTGATGGAGGCACTGGTGCATCCACTGTTATTCAAGCGAGAACTAATCTTGGATTAGTTCTCGGTTCAGATGTTCAACCATTCTCTAATAATTTAACTGCACTTGCTGCTGTAACTAGTCATGGATTTTTTGTTAAAAATTCTGCAGGTACATCAGTAACAAGAAGTATTGCAGGTAGCACTTCTATAACAGTAACTAATGGTGATGGAGTTTCTGGTAATCCTACTATTTCATTATCAAGCACTCCTGAAGTTTCTGCAATTATTAAAACAGGAACTAATGGCTCTGGTAATATCGGTCAAACTGGTAATCGTTTCGGCACTATTTTTGGAACTGCAACCACTGCTCAATACGCTGACTTGGCAGAAAAATATACAACTGATGTAGAGTATGAAGCAGGAACTGTATTGGCAGTAGCAATTAATGGTGATGCAGAAACAACTCAAACATGGCAGTCTGGACAAAGAGTTCTTGGTGTTATTTCTACTAACCCAGCATTTTTAATGAATGATGAAGCAGATGGTCAAGCCATTGCACTTCGTGGTCGTGTTCCAGTTAAAGTGGTTGGTCCAATTCGCAAAGGACAGCCACTTATCTGTAATCAAGATGGTAAAGGTATGTATGGCGATACTAGCAATTCATTTGCAATAGCATTAGAGACAAATGAAGACGCTAATGTTAAACTTGTTGAATGTGTGATTTTATAATGATTCATGATAACTCAACCAATCGTCTTTCATAAGACAAATGTATCTCTTTCAGATATACTAATCCCAAAAGATTTAGTGGTCTATTTAAAGACCACTGAAACTTGTCAACTTAATTGCCAGCACTGTTTTACAAATGGTGTCAATGGTAAGAAAATATACTTTAATCCCCAAAGCACAGTAGAGTGGTTCGAACGACTGCATGAAGAATGTCCATCTTTTAATGGTGGAAATATTACATTCCACGGAGGAGAACCATTTCTTGCTCCACTAGATGATATGTACTATGTTTGGGATAAGGTTTCTAAACTATTCCCCAATCTTAACTGGTCATGTTCGACTAATCTATGCTTTAATCTAACTGAAGACCATATGCAGTTTTTCAAAACTGTTTTAAAGAATGGATTCTGCACCTCATGGGATAAAGGTATTCGTTTCGAGAATGATAAACAAGAAAAACTTTGGCGAAAGAATCTTCAAACTGTAGTAGATGCTGGTCATAATATTACACTGAATATTAGTCTGAACAAAGAGTTAATGCAAATGGATACCACTGAGTTAGTTCTCTGGCTCAATACTTTAGGTGTTAATTGGGTGCAGTTTGAAAGATTAACTCACGATGGTTCGGCACTTGAAAATACTCATATTTTTCCTAGAAATAAAGATCAAGATGATTGGTTTATTAGGATGCATGAAACCTATCAGACAATAAAACCTAAATATAAAGATGTCCTACTGGAAGGTGTCTATTCCTCTATAACTAAAGGAATACATGGTGGAGTTCGTTGTAGAGATTGTGAACAGAAGATCTTTACAATCAATGCCGATGGAACTGTGGCTGGCTGTCCAAATGCTGCAGTGGGTAATGGATTTGGAGATATATTTCAATCTATTAGAAGTCTACTCTCTGCCAGAGGAAGAATAAATAACATTACATGCGAGATAGAAAGAGACCCTCGTTGCTATACCTGTGATGTATTTGATATCTGTAATAGCGACTGTCACCAATTAAAATGGCAGGAAGATGTCTGTGCAGCACCGAAAACATTAATGCAAAGGTTAAAGAATGACAACAGCTGGCGATAATATAACAAAAGCGAATATTGTTGCTTCAATGGAAGCTATTAGAAATACCTATAATGCAGGTATTGTGTGGCACAGTGGCAACCAACCCTTTCAAACAGACATTACTGGTGGTGATGATACTGGATATGCAACAGGCTCTTTTAGTTCTGATATTTCTGACGCTAATGTTACTGCTTCTACAATAGTGACTAACTTTAGAGGATATGCTACTTTACTATCTAGAATTAGAAGTGTTAATCTAAAAAAATGGTATCAGATACAAGGTGATGTGAGAGCACAGTTAAACAGCGACGAAACTAACATAACTAATTTAAACGCTGATTATGCTGCTGATATGAGTGCAACTGGTTCCAGCATTCCTTCTTCTGGAACTAATGTAGATGCTTCTGATTTAGATGATTTTGTAAATTCTTTATCCACCGCTATTAATAATCACAGAGGAGATACTGTTCTTATTGAAGAATTTTACTGCCATAGTAATTGCCATGGATCTTGCCACGGAAGTTTATAATGTATATTGTTCCATTTGATTCTGTTACCTTAAAAAACATTATTACAGGAGAATTAGATTCTCCTAAAATTGATTATGCAAATTCAACTATTAAAGGTAAAAACTTTATTACTTATTTTAGCAATTTAAAATATAGAACAGTTGATATTGATTTCACAAATGTTTCTATTGATGAGAAGAAAACTCTAGTACTTGAATATGTTAAACATAATTCTACTGCAAATATTGAACAATTATTAGCCACTGTTATTAAAAGTGTATTCTATCAAAAAGGATATAATCTATCTTTAGTTGATAATTTAAAATTAGATATTGAATTTTTACAAAAAAGTATTTTAACCAATTCTCAGGTAGAGCAATTCGTTAAAGAAAACGAAGAATTGATTAAAGCACTTTGTGATATCTTAGATGGAACTTTACTGTATGCAATTAAGAATTTAAATGCGTATAAAGAAGAACTTGGAGATTTTATAACAAATAACATAGTAGAAGAAAAACAGGAAATAGGAAAAACATTCGTTAATCTATTTCAAAAC